CTGCTCCATGCACTGTCATAAAAGTAAATCGGCTATCTTTTGAATAAGGCGTCTTAAATTTACTAATATAACCAGCCGTCTGTCCATCTACATACCATGTAGTCCAGTCTTCTAATAAAGGAAATCCCAAATCATATATCCATCTTTGCGTGCCAATTGTCCCACAAACACTATCATCATCGCCTGAATATACAAGAATACGTAGTTCCGGATGTGTCTTTGAATTCAACAGAATCTTGTAATATTTCTCCATTGGCAGCATCTTATCCTTTAGTTCATATTTAGTAGTTCTAGAACACTCCTCCCACTCAATATCCGTGTGAACATGAAGTGCTGCCTTCACATCTGCTCTATTCAAATATGTTGAAGAATACTCGTCTTCACATGGCTCATAAGGAATATCAAAACTATCTGTTTTTAATAGTCCTGATTCTCCCTTTTCCAAAAGCTCCGCTTTAAGATAGTTACGCATTGTCATCTGTTGTTGAGACAAGCATACTGGATAATCCAGAGCATAAGGATTCAAATTGCCAATCTTACGCATAAAATTCAAGATTAAAGTGCTACACACAGAGTTATTTAATTGTTGCTCAATCGTGGTGCAACCATTAGCCACATATTTATCCCAGAGCGGCTTTGGCAACAACTGCTTTCCCCAATATGTCTCCATTTCGGCGCCAACTCCGGAATAATAGTCCGTATAAGGATTTCCTACTGCAAACCCCTTGAAATTTAATTTCTCTGCTGAATATTCTTGTGCATCATTATAATTTATAATTTCGTTTGCCAAAGTTGGCATATAATGGCCGCCATATGACTCACTTGTAATATAAATGTCACTATGATTAAAATGAGGGAACTTCTCTATTAGACCCAAAATTGTTGCTAAATTATCCTTGGCCGCCTGGTCATCACCAATCTTGTAATCGTCCTCTACATTGGAGTAGGAGAATCCGACGCCTACTGGCTGCTCTAAAAATACCATGTTGGCGACCTTGTTCCATGCATAAGGATTCATTTGGATTTCACCATTGGCTGTCGGTCGAAACGGACCTTGCTCTGTTAAAAACCCAATGAGACCAGAGCAGCCGGGTCCACCATTGGTCCAGAAAACGAGTGGCTTTGTATCAGCATCCTGTTCAGCCTCAACAAGCCAATAATGGATGTTTTTTTGAGTACCAGGCAACGAAATGTAACCACTGAATTGGTTATAAGACAACGCATCTTTGAGCCCAGGCAATTCAGTAACCTGGTCCAAAAGTGCCTCTTCAGTATAAACAAACGAATTGGATGCTAAATTTGAAGAATAATGACATGTATATGAAGGATTTTTTTGACAAATAGACGATGCATATGTTGCTATTTCACATCCATACATCGGTTCACATGCATATTCTGGCCATTCATTGCATGAAAGATAAGCACATTGTTCACCTGTTTCAGTGTCTTTATTTTCTAGACATCGGTTCTGATTTAGTTTGTATTTATTACAACTACTAGTGCTAGTGCTATAACTAGTAGTACTAGTGCTAACATAAACAAAAGACAATAAAGCTAGTCCTTGCAAAAACATTATTATATAATATAAATATAATAATATTTTTATATAGTTTTTATATATTGTTAGTTGATAAAATATAATTTTGATGTTTTGCACTTTTAGAATGCTCAGTCTGTCCTGATTTTCTAATATTAGAACCACATTCACATGTTGTCATTAATTTTTGACTCTCTAATATTTTCTCTTTATTTTTTTGATATTTTTCTTTATTTGCTAATTGTATTTTTTCTTTATTATCTTCTTGATATTTTTTATTTTGTTCTTTAATTTTATCTTGATTTTTATAATAATAATTCATATTTTGTTCTGAAATTTGTTGTTTGTTTTTTTCATAATGTTGTTTTTTCCATTCTTTAATATATTCAGCATTTTCCTTACGATATTCCTTTTGTTGTTCACTTAATTTCTTCTTTTTATCTTCATCAATAATTTTTTGCTCTTCTTCCGAAATAACAAGTTTGACTATTCCGCAAAGTTTATTGTTAAATTCTGCATGGATATTTGATTTTAGGTGTCTAATTTTGTTTCCAAATGTATATGGATGACCACAATCACAATTAATTATCTGGGTCTTTTGAGCTTTAATCTGTTCTTTATTTGCCTCTCTCCATTCCTTACCGGCCTGTGCTGCTTCAGCTTTATGGTGTTCTCTATATATTTTCTTTTCTGCAGCTAATTTTTCTTTATTTTTATCTCTATAATTATTTTGTTGTTCTTTAATTTTGTCTTTATTATCTTCGGCATATTGTTTTTGATATTCAAGTTTTTGATCTTTATTTTCTTCATAATTTATTTTGACCTTTTCTAATATTTCTTCTTTATTTTCATTATACCAATTTTGTTTATATATTTGAGGCTCTTCCTTACACTTAGCATATGGTTTATTAAAATTTAACGTAGCAGAAAAATTTTCAATACAATTGTGTTCAATTGCTTCTGCCTCTCTTTTGTTTTTACAATTATGTTCTTCTAATTGAATCATCGACCAATTTTCCCATCCACCATTATTTCTTATAAAATTATAAACCTTTGTATCAAAATTATTATTAAAACAACTCTTATGTCTATTTTTTCTTTGTATAAAATTAGTTGTATGTCCAATATATATTTCAGTTATAGAAGGGTCATTACAACATAACTTATAAATAATAGTGTTTGAGTAATCAGCTTTTACTTTTGGCATTTATAATTACTTGTATAATATGTTTCTAAATTAATATATTATAACATCTTATAATTAAATAAATTCAATTTATTTTTAAAAATCATCTGTGAAATCAAAGTCAGAGTCAGTTTTTTTAACATTTGCCAAGGCATACTCAGACACGACCCGCTCAAAAAAGTTAGTCTTACCTTCGATACTAATCAGTTCCATAAATGCAAAAGGGTTTGCTGCATTATATATCTTTGGATAGCCCAGTTGGACGCAAAGTCGGTCGGCTACAAATTGAATATATTGCCCCATCATGTCACTATTCATACCAATTAATCGGCACGGCAATGCATCACAAATAAATTCGATTTCAATTTCAACACACTCTTTAATTATTTCGTGTATCTTTGCTTTCGATACTTTCTTCTCCAACTTTGAATATAGAAGAATTGCAAATTCGCAATGGAGCGCCTCATCCCTAGAAATGAGTTCATTGCTGAATGTAAGCCCGGGCATTAGACCGCGTTTCTTGAGCCAAAATATACTGCAAAATGCTCCGGAAAAGAAGATGCCTTCGATACACGCAAATGCAACCAGACGGGTGGCAAAACTACTGCGGTTATCATGTATCCACTTCTGTGCCCAATCGGACTTCTTTTTGATGCATGGAAAGTTATCAATTGCATTGAATAATTTATGCTTCTGTTCCTTGTCCTTAATGTAAGTCTCAATTAAAAGACTATATGTTTCATTATGTATATTCTCCATTGCAATCTGGAAACCATAAAATGCTCTGGCCTCTGAAACTTGCACGTCACTCATAAAACGTTGCGCCAAGTTTTCTAAAACAATTCCGTCTGCCGAAGCAAAAAACGCTAAAATCATAGAAATAAATTGTTGTTCGTCTGCATTTAGCGTGTCCCAATGATTTAAATCTCTCGATAAATCAATTTCTTCGGCTCGCCAAAAGCAATCAACCTGCTTTTTATACATAGCCCATATATCATCATATTTAATTGGAAACATAACAAATCTCTTATCATCTGGCACAAGTAATGGTTCTTTAGACATCCTAAATAATATATATCAAAGATTTTAAATTAATATTGAATAAATATTTTTATAATTTATAATTTATAATTTATAAAAATATAAAATATAAAAACACATTTTTAGATAATTTATTAAAAATTTAATAACAAATTAAGATAAGAATGAGCAATAAATTCTCAAAACTATCATTAGGTGAACGCGATTTTTATATTAAAAAATTGGAAGAAGAAATAAAACATAAAAAAAATACGTTGATAAATGAAGCGAAGGAAATTGAACATATTAAGAAAGGGAATAAACTTTTAGAGGGAGTTCAAACAAAATACAAAGAATATTATGACGTTGCTATTAATGAAAAACAACAACAATATGATGCAATGATGCTACTTAAGACATATTTAGATGAAGTAATTAAGAAGGAAAAAATGACAAAACATCAATTAAAAAATGCAAGGGCTGATCAACGTGGCATTATTTTGGAAATGGAAAAAATAACAAATGATTTAAAGGAAATTAAAAAATAAACTAACAAATTTAATTAGGTAAATAATTAAAATAAATATAATATATAAATGGTGAAAATTTTTGGATATAATTTATTTGGTTGTTCTGTGTGCAACGGAACAAAAAAGAGACATTTTAAGAATAAAAGTACTAGGAAGAGGCGAACATTTAAAGGCGGATATGTTTATAAAGAAGGCGATAAATCATTGTCCAATAGTAGTGAAGTTATTCCGGCATCTAAAAGTCCGAGTAATTCTAATGGTAAAGGTCGAGGTAAAGGTCGGGGTAAAGGCAAACGCTAATAACTTTATTTTAGTAAATTGCTTAGCATTCCATGAATTGTAGGAAAATGGATGCAATGTGCCGGCCACCTGCCTGTAATTTCTCTTGTTTTTAATGATGAGTATTGCATTCTTCTTTTTATTATGTTTTTTTGTTCTGCGTAAATTGTTTTCCATTTACGCTGAATAATTTTAATCCATATTGTTTTAATTATTACGATGCTATGTTGGGATGGTAGAACAAGACATTCAGCAATTTCTGGTTTAATGTAGTCTGGTCTAGCAATAATATTCTTATAGTTTCGTATAATTTTATGAGGCTTTGATAAAACTATATTTTGAGTTTGATGATAATACTCATTATAATCAGTTGAAAATGTGGTTATACTTGTTGAATTGTTACTATTTTCACTATAATCGTCATCTTCGTCATCTTCGTCATCGGTGCTATCTTCATAAAATTCATCATCATCTTCTAATAACGTGCCAGATGACCCGTCAAAGACATCAATAAGTAAATAATGTCCATCAACAAGTTCCAATTTGTTATCTTCATTAGAGCCATGAACATGACTATTAAATAATTCACATAATACCAAGTTAAATTGTCTGGTATTATTCTGATTTTGTAAATTTATATCAACCATTCTAATCATTTAATACAAATAATTATTTAAAATATTTTATCAATTTTTTTAAATAATTATATTATATATAATGAGTTTTGCAAGTGAGGCTTCCAAATTATTAACTAACAAATATTTTTTATATTTTATCTCATTTTTAGCATTTACCAATGTTATAGGATATATTGTTACAAATAAAATCAATGCAGTAATATTTTTTGCATTAATATGTATTTTAATGATTAACTTTAGTAAAAATATGATTGTTGTATTAATTGTTGCAATTATCGCAACAAATCTATTAATGGTAAATAAGTCTATAAGAGAGGGGTTTAAAGAAGGAATTGATGAGACATTGGAAGAAACAACTGATACCACAACTACAACGCCTACAACTACAACACCTACAACTGATACCACAACTACAACTACAACTGATGCAACTACCGCTGCGCAGAATAAAGTTACTGCGGCAAAAGATATGGTAACTACTGCACAAAATAATTTATCAACTTTAAAAACTGCTGCTAAAAATAAAGTGGCTTCTGCAACAGGAACAATAGGAACAACAGGAACAACAGGAACAACAGGAACAACAACAACAACAACAACAACAGATGCAGAGGAACCAGAGATAGAATCATTTTCAGCTGCGGGTGCTGGGTTTAATGGTAAGAAACAAGGGGCAATTGGAGGTCCGGCAAAAGCATCTCGTATAGATTACTCAACTACTTTAGAACAAGCATATGATAATCTAGATAAGATGTTGGGTAGCAATGGGTTATCTAATTTGTCAGCTGATACTGAGAAGTTAATGAATCAGCAACAAAAGTTATTTAGTGCTGTGAATAAAATGATGCCAATGATGGAATCGGCTCAAGGGATGATTAATGGTTTGGATATGGATAAAATTGGAAGTCTAATTGGCATGACAGAAAAATTCAGTAGTCTAGGTGGGATGCTAGGTGGAGGAGCAAAGAAATAAAAATAAAAGATAAATTATATTGCTTATTATATTGAATAAAAGTATTTAATATAATAATATATTAATGAAGAAGTGTCCACCAGGAGTAATATGTATTGAAAATTTTACTACATTATTTGTGTTTATAATTATATTTATTGTTGGTTATTTTATTTACGTTAGCAATAAGCAAACCAATCATGAAAACAAACATAATCATAATAATAATAATAATAATACTCGTGAAATAATATTGCAGCCAAATATTCCTTACAACAATCTAAATCTAACAAATAGAAATGATGTTCTATTAGACCCATATGATGCGCCATACAAAGATGAGCGCTATTTGGTGCCAAAAATATCGCTTATACCTGCCGGTGCAGTGCCGATAAATGTGTCAACCAGTGTGAGTGCAGTTGATACAAATTATAGACAAGTGGGTATAATTACACCATTAAATGGAACTAGTACTAACAATATATTGCCTCTAATGGGTCGCCCATTGTTTACAAGTAGACAAAAATGG